ATGGAACAAACGGAACAGATTGGTTTCATTTTAGTGCTGACACAAACGCAACAAGTGTTGTAAACGGAGGAGGAGGATATCCAGTCTCAGTTGGACCGGTAACCTTAAAAGCATAATGGCAGGATATACATACGCAACTTTAACAGATGATATTAGAAACTACACAGAAGTAGATGCAAACGTATTTACCGCTGCTGTTATAAATAGATTTATAGAAAACGCAGAACACAGAATTAATTTAGATGTTCCTATGGATTCTGATAGAATTATGGCACAAGGACAGTTTGCACAAAACTTTAATAGTATAACAGTGCCAACAAAAACTTTATTTGTTAGAGGTGTACAAGTATTTAATTCAACATCCGCTACTACTGATCAAGGATTTTGGTTAGAGAGACGTGATCAAACTTTTATTACTGAATATGTTGGAGAAGCAACAGGTCCTTCAGGTGGATCTACGGGACAAAATGTTAAAGGATTACCTAAATATTATTCTATGTTTGGTGGTGCTACTACAGGAGAAAACTCAGCTACTTCTGGGGCTATATTTGTAGCTCCAACACCTGATCAAAATTATCAATATATTATCCATTATAATGCTCAACCTACAGGCTTAGAAACTAATACAGGTGGTACGTATGTTAGTAATTACTTTCCACAAGGATTATTATATGCATGTTTAGTAGAAGCTTTTATGTTTTTAAAAGGTCCAACAGATATGTTGACACTATATGAAAATAGATATAAAACAGAGTTACAAAAGTTTGCAGCAATGCAAATTGGAAGAAGAAGACGAGACGATTACACGGATGGTACACTAAGAATTCCAATCGAGTCACCGCCTCAGTAATTAGGAGAAAAATATTATGGCAATAACATCGGCAGTATGTAACAGTTTTAAAACAGAAGTTTTACAAGGCTTACATAATTTTACAGCGTCATCTGGAAATACATTTAAAATAGCTTTATACACAAGTAGTGCTACTTTAAATAAATCAACTACAGCATACAGTTCATCAAATGAAATTACTAACACATCAGGTTCAGCTTATTCTGCAGGTGGTGCAACACTTACAAGTGTAACTCCGGCTTTATCAACTGATACTGCATGTTGTGATTTTGCAGACGTTAGTTTTACTTCTGCTTCATTTACAGCAAATGGTTGTTTGATTTATAATGATACAAACTCTGATAGAGCAGTTTGTGCTATTGCATTTGGTGGAGATAAAACTGTATCAAGTGGAACTTTCACAATTCAATTTCCAACAGCAGACGCATCGAACGCTATACTTCGAATAGCATAGGGAGTAACTCCTTATGTCTAATACTTGGAACACAGGCGTCTGGGGACAAAACGAATGGGGTGATCAAGGCCCTATAGTATTCACACCAACCGGCGTAAGTGCAACCTCCAGTATTGGAAGTATTGTAGCAGCTCAAGAAATTGATGCAGAATTAACAGGTGTAAGTGTTACTTCTTCATTAGGATCATTAACTTTAGATTTAACATCCGTAGTATCTCCAACAGGAGTTAGCTCAACAACAGAACTTGGAAGTTTTGATAACGCAGGTACATTAGTTGGTTGGGGTAGAAATGGTTGGGGTGAAGAGCCTTATGGAGATTCTTTTAATAAAGTAGAACAACCAGCTGGAGTTAGTGCAACAGCTAGTGTTGGGTCATTAACAGTTGTACCAGAAGAACTTATAGACATAACAGGAGTTAGTTCTACATCTAGTGTTGGTTCTTTAGGTTTTGCTATAGATTCTACACCTGTTATAACAGGTGTTACCACAACAGCTAGTGTAGGAAGTATTGCTCCAGCCGATGTTATGGGACTAACAGGAGTACAAGCAACTTCTACCGTTGGATCTATTTTACCTGCTGATGTTGTAGGACTAACAGGAGTGTTGGCAACATCTTCTATAGGAGATGTAGAGGTAACAAGACAGGAAATTATAATTCCTACAGGACAATCTTTAACAAGTAATTTAGGTTCTCTTACATTAGAAATAGGAGTTCCATTAACAGGAGTCTCATCAACAGCAAGCACAGGGTCTATTACACCTGCAGATGTTGTGGGATTAACAGGAGTACAAGCAACAGCAAGTGTCGGTGATTCTGGATTAATTCTTCAATATTACAGAACATTAACACCTAAAGTCAGCTCAGGTTATACAATAAAAACACCTGCATAATTATAATTGACTTTATAATGAATAGATAATATAAAATAACCAAAATAAGGACATAAACATGGCATCAACATTTTCGTCAGATCTTAAACTAGAACTAATGGCTACCGGTGAAAACGCTGGTACATGGGGAACTAAGACAAATACAAATTTAAATTTAGTGCAACAAGCAGTTGCAGGTTATCAAGCAATAGCTGTAGCATCGTCCGATGTAGCTCTTACAATGGATGACGCAACTATTTCAAATGCAAGAAATGCAACTTTAAAATTTACAGGAACATTAGCTGCAAATAGAACAGTAACTGTTCCAGATAGTATTGAAAAAGTCTACAACATTGTAGATGGAACTGACCACGCAGGTTACACTTTAACTTTTAAAACAGCATCAGGAACAGGAGTTTTACTTTGTGAAGGAAACAATTACGTAGTTTTTGCTGATGGAACAAATGTTGTAAAACTTACTGAACAAAGAAATTGGAGAGCAATCACTGCAGCTGAAACAGTCCAAGCTGGTGCTCAACTTTTAGTAAATACAAATGGTGGAGCAGTTACAGTAACACTTCCAGCCTCACCTGCCATAGGAGATGAAATTTCATTCATGGACCAAGGTTATGATTTTAATACTAACGCATTGACTGTTGGAAGAAATAGCTCTAATATAGCTAACGCAGCCTCAGACTTAGTTGTTAATACACAAGGTGCTGGTTTTAGTTTAGTTTATTCTGGAGACGCTACAACAGGATGGAGCTACAGGGAGAAATAGAATATGTCTAATTACGAAGCAACTAAATACGATTTTGATGGAGCAAACCTTACAGGTATTGAAGGAATTCCTACAGCAACTATCGTGCCGTGGTCTTCTGCTTCAGTGCCAACAGGTTTCTTAGAATGTAACGGAGCAGCAGTTTCAAGATCAACTTACTCTGCGTTGTTTGCAATTGTTGGTACAACTTATGGAGCTGGAGATGGCGCATCAACTTTTAACGTTCCCGATTTGCAAGATAACGTAGCAATTGGAAAATCTAATAACAAAGCTTTAGCATCAACAGGTGGAGCAAACACAGTTACTTCAACTGGAAACGTTGGAGGATCTACGGCTAATGCAACTTTATCAACACCTCAACTTGCTTCTCACTCACACAGTTCAGGTAATACTAATAAAACAGTTATAACTAGTGGTCAATTTCCTACAACAATGAATATTACTGGTCCCGGAGGTAACACAGGAAGTTCTGGATCAGGTGGGGGTCACTCTCATAACATGAGTGCAAACTTTTCAGGTGATGCGACTTCAGTTATTCAACCTTATTTAACAGTAATTTATATTATTAAAACGTAGGAGAAATTATGGCAACAAACGCAACTTGGACAGTAGTAATGGATGATAAAATAGTTATCAACCACAACGTAAAAAATGAAAATGGTTTTGGCACTGCCTACAACATTTCAGATAATGATTTTTGGGGATTAGCTAAATGGTCTAACGTTTGGGCTATCCAATACGTTGCAGATAACGAAGATCACAACGATACTGTAGAATATAGAGACACAACTCCTCATGCTTCATGGACAGATGCCAACTTAGGTAGTTTTCAAGATCAATTTATTACAAAATGGGACGCAGCTCATTTAGCTAAATTACAAGCTGATTGGGATAACGATAATTTACAAATTGAAGATCCGGAAGGAGAAGATCCACCGGTTTTTAGAGACGAGACAGAAGCAGAGAAAATTTCTAGACTAGGTGCTAGACCTACATCATACTCATCTTAACATCATCCAAGAAGTTAAAATATATTTTTCACCAGAGAGAGGTGAATTACCTCTGTGAACATATGGAAAAGCTGCAGGCCAAATAACTATTCTACCTGTTTTAGGTTTGACTCTTTTTGAAAAATGTAAAAATTCTGTTTCACCACCTTCTTCAACATCGTTTAAATAAATAGAGAATACGAAAGCTCTAGGTTCATTTTCAAAACCTTTACCATGTTCTATATGCCAAACATGATAACCTTCTGTAGGTAAAGTTTTTTGTATTTTTAAATCTGTAAAATTAAAAGGAACTCCGTAAGCATCGCTTGCTCCTGTATTTTCTAAATAATGATTAAAAGCTAAATCAAAATTTACCATCATTGGTTTTAGAGATTCCCACCAAATATCTACATTATTAGGCGCTGCAAAATATTGTTGATCTTGTTTTTGTAATATAGAAACTTTTTCAAAACGAATTCTATTTATTGTATTATTAAATTTATTTTGATCTTCATATAATTTAATAGCCTTATTACATTCTTGTTCTGTAATGTAATTATCATATACGCCTATAAAATTATTTATGTTAACTGTTTTTTCTTTCATTTAACTCCTTAATGTTTAAATTATATTTAAAACCTTTATTTCTAGTTATATTAAAAACTAAAGAATATCTATTATTTTCACCTGTATATTCATTAAATCCATGAAAAACGTTAGCAGGAAAAATATAGTAATCACCTACGTTAGGTGTTATTTTTATATTTAGCTCTGGTAAAATTAAATCACAACCTTTTGTTAAATATAAAATACCGTGATACATAGGGTGATCGTGATAATTTAAACTATCTCCTTTTTTAATTTCATTTCCCCAAGCTTCAAAAATTGTATGTTTAGAATAAAAATGTTCAAACAACTCAGGAAAAGAAACTTGATTTTTATTAATTACATAAGTTATAAATTTATCAAAAATTGGTTTGTTAATAAAAAAATCCCATGAAGTCATGCCACCTTTTACATTAGTATAATTGGTCAGGTCTTTATCTATATTATTTTTTATATCTATAATTAAATTATGGATATCCTCTGGATAGGGATAGTGCCCAAAAATAATATTTACAGTTTTTGGATAGGTTACAGTTAAACTATTTTTATGTTCATTTAACTTGTTATTTGGGTCTAATAAACTAATCATTTAAAATATCTTTCTGTGTTGTTACTTCCATAAAAAAGTTTATTTTTATCTTTTTCAGAAGTTTTTTCACCTGTTTTTTTAAGATAATTATCATATGCGTGGTGAGTAAATGGTCCATTTTGATTTACGTAATGTAAAAATACTTGAGCCATGCCTTCACCTTTATAAATACCCGGACGCCCATGTTTTTGATTACAGCCATCATATAGCACAGCATCGCCTTCTTTTAATTCAAAAGACTTTCCTTCCACAATGATGGGCCAGTTATCATATTTTTTTATACATGCCGTTATTGACATTTCACATGCTGGTCTATCTCTATGTTTTTTTAATGTTCCACCAAAAATATAATATCTCCAATATGCATAGGTTGGAAATAATTTTAAATTAGATTCTTTTTCAACAATAGGTAGTTTTGTATAAAGTAAGGAATTCATTAACGGGTCTTCGTACCATGCGGGAGAAAAAGATTGAACATCTAAAATAAAATCTTTATTACTATCTAATTTATTATAACAATATTTTTGTAAAATATTTAATTCCTTTTCGTTAAAAAATTGTTTTATTATTTTATTTTTTATTCTAGCCATGCAACTATACTATACCTTGTTCCTTTCGTAATAGGTTGAATACCATGTGGATACATAAAATTACTAGGAAAAAATACAATAGATCCTTTACCAAGTTTTAATTTTTTAATTTCGTTTTCTTTTTGATCTGCAAAAATTAAATCACCTCCTTCATAGTCACTATTTAAATTCATTATAATACTTAAATGTCTTGGTGAATTAGTAAAATGATCTGTATGTATTTCGTATTTTCCCCCTGGTGTATATTTTAAAAGATCAATTTGATTTATTTTATCACTTGCCATTTTAGGAAATTTAACTTTATAAAAATAATATAACCTTTCTATTTCTGTTTTTATGTAGTTCCAATAAAATAAATTAGTGGGAGTGTGTGAGTTTAAAGAATATCCTTTTACATTTCTTATATTTTTATCCAAACCGCTCCTAACCGTTAAATTTTTTTTAGCTTTATGATTAGTTAAGTGTATAATTTTATATATAAACTCTGTTGAGATCACATTTTTTATCTCAACAATTCCTTCTAAATGGTTCATTATGTTAATACTTTCATTCTCTATATATTTGATATATACTATAATTTAAATATTTCAAAGGTTTTTATGTTACAGAAATTAGGTTTTTTACCGGGATTCAATAAACAAGTTACATCTACCGGAGCTGAGTCACAGTGGACAGATGGGGAAAATGTACGTTTTAGATATGGCACACCTGAAAAAATAGGTGGCTGGTCTCAATTAGGAAGTAGTAAACTAACAGGTGTTGCAAGAGGTTTACATCATTTTGTTAATAAAGAGTCCGTTAAATACGCTGCTATTGGTACAAACAAAATTCTATATGTTTATTCTGGTGGTGTGTATTATGATATACATCCTCTAGTTAATCCATCAGGCACAGCTATTACAAATGCATTTAGCACGGTTAATGGATCACCTACTGTCACCATAAGTTTTTCTGCATCACATGGTTTTATAGCAGGAGACATAATTTTATTTGGTGCAACATCTACTTTTAGTTCTATAACTAACTCTAATTTTGGTGCATCTGATTTTTGTGATAAAAAATTTATGGTAACATCGGTAGTTAATTCTACTACTATAACTATTACAATGCCTAGTAATGAAACAGGAAGTGGAGCTAGCACCTCTGGAGGTATAACTTATTTTAGATATTATCATGTAGGACCTTCAGAACAAGCAGGTGCTTATGGTTGGGGTATATCCTTATGGGGTGGAAATGTTACTGGAGCAATAACAACTACTTTAAATGGATCATTAAGTGCTAACGCATTTGGTACTGGTGGATCGGGAACAAGTATCACACTAACAAGTACAGTAGGTTTTCCAACTACCGGAACAAACTTTATACAAGTTGGAACAGAAGAAATTTCTTACACAGGTGTATCAGGAAATGATTTAACTGGTATCACTAGAAATGTTAGAGGAACTACAAACGCATCTCATTCAAGTGGAGATGTTGTAACCAACACATCTAGTTTTACAGGATGGGGTTCTGCTGCGGTTAATACCGATTCAGTATTAGATCCCGGTCTATGGTCTTTAGATAATTTAGGAAGCACACTAATTGCTTTAATACACAATGGTGAGTGTTTTCAATGGAACGGTGATTTAACTAACGCAACTGCTACTCGTGCAACTATTATTAGTGGTGCACCGACAGCGTCACGTGATATGTTAGTGTCTACACCAGATCGTCACTTAGTTTTCTTTGGAACAGAAACAACTATTGGTGATAAATCAACTCAAGATGATATGTTTATAAGATTTTCTTCTCAAGAAGATATTACAGATTATAATGTAACAGCCGAGAATAGTGCTGGTACACAAAGACTGGCCGCCGGATCACGGATCGTGGGTGCTAAACTTGGTAGAAATGCAATATACATTTGGAGTGACAATTCTTTATTTACTATGAGATTTGTTGGAACACCTTTTACATTTGCGTTTGAACAAGTCGGTACTAACTGTGGATTGATAGGACAGAACGCAGCTGTTGAAGTTGATGGTGCTGCGTACTGGATGTCTGACAATGGTTTCTTTAGATACACCGGTAAACTAGAATCTATGGATTGTTTGGTTGAAGATTATGTTTATGAAAATTTAAATACTTTATCTAGTCAACTAGTGTATGCAGGTATTAATAATTTGTTTGGTGAAGTTACTTGGTTTTATCCAACAGCAGATTCAAACGTTAACACAAGAGCAGTTACTTATAGCTATTTAGATTCTACACCTAAACGACCTATATGGTTTACAAACGCTAGTAGTTTATTTGCTAGAACAACTTGGGTAGATTCTGCTGTATTTGGTTTACCCCATGCAACTCAATACGATGCAGATGATGATGCTTCGTTTGATGTAGTCGGAAACACAGACGGTGTTACTTATTACTATGAACATGAAACAGGAGTTAATCAAATAAGAGGAGGAGCTACAACAGCTATTCCAGCTAATATAACATCTGGTGATTATGACATCACACAAAAA